CCTTAGCCAAAGAATTGTATTCACACAGTAAATAATTATATAGGACTCATGGTAGGTGGTTCCCATGGGCGGTAATCTCAGGAATAGCGGTAATGCGGGTCTTTCTTACCTGAATTGCAGGAACGGCCTTTCGAATACCAGGTGGAACTATCTCGCGGCATATTGCATAAAACAAATATTTAAACACTAAACCATGTTTCGCTCCTCTAGAAGGAGCCCTTTTTAAAGGCTAACGTTGACGAGGGTTTCGTGACGTAAAATTTGTATTAAAGAAACATAGGCTAGTAGGCATAAAGCAGAAAACCTATTTATACAGCAATCGGAGGTGTATTATGAAACGATTGTGTAAGGACATTGATATTACGAATATTGATTTAATTCAAAAATCAGTATGTAAATGCCTTAAAGGCAAAAGTAAAGACAGATACGATATAAAACGTATTTTTGAACAGTATGGAAATATTGAGAATATCAGTCTTGCTTTACAAAATGAATTGCTAAATAGAAATTTAGAACTGTTACCAATATGGTACAAGAATAAGTATGACTCAGGATCACAGAAGATGAGAACAATAGGAATACAGGATATCAAGCAACAAATGTATGACTACATTGCAGTAGAAGGTCTAAAAGAATTGATTAAAAGAATTGGAACCTATCAATGTGCAAGTATACCTAAACGAGGACAATTGTACGGTGCCTATGCTATTCAAAGATGGCTCAGAAAGAAAGTAAATGGAAAATATGAAGTTCAATATGCGTGTAAATTTGATATCCGTAAATACTATGAGTCTATACCACGTGAAAAACTGATGGCCTGGCTTAGAAAACATGTTAAAAATGAGCCTTTATTATGGCTTGTTGAGACCCTGATAAATACATTCAAAAAAGGGCTAAGCATAGGAAGCTATTTATCACAGTATCTAGGCAATCTGTATCTATCTGATCTATATCACATGATCAAGGAACGCCTGTACAGAGAAAGACATAAAAAAGATGGAATCATTAAAAGGGTAATGCTAGTGTTGCATGCCCTTTTTTACATGGATGACATTCTTATTCTTGGATCCAATTCAAGAAATCTAATGTTAGCGGCTCAGGTGATTATTCAGACTTTAAAAGAAATGGGCCTTGCCGTAAAGGACTCCTGGAGATGCTTTAAAATCACAGATGATTCTTTTATCGATATGATGGGATATCGCATCTATCGAGATCACATCACTGTGAGAAGAGGTACTTTCAAAAAGATAAAAAGAGCCTGCTTTCGATTTAAGAGAAAACCAAAAAGTTTTAAGTTGGCAAAACGACTTCTAAGCTTCAAAGGGATTCTGGAACATTCAGATTCTTTATCATTTATGCAGGGTAACAGTTTATATGCTTTGTTCAGAAAAGCTAGAAAGGTTGTTTCAAATGAATATAAGATTTTACGAACAGAAACCGAACTTAGAACTCAAGGAATTTGATGGCAATATCTATGTTTACATTTACTTAAATGAAGAGGTAAAGGAAGAAACAGAAGTCAACTATCCTGAGTCCGTTAACGAAGAAAATGTAAAGCATACGGTTTATTACTATGATTATGCAGAGTTCTGTGAAAAGAAAGAAAACCTGGATCTAGAAGATCTGAAGGCTCATCCAGAAAAATATTTAGACTATGTGCCGAAAGTTACTGAAGATCCAAAGCCAAAGACACTGGAAGAACAGATCCAGGATCTAAAGGACCAGAATGACATGCTGACACAGTGTGTTCTGGAAATGAGTGAGCTGGTATATCAATGATAGCGAGTCTCATTTATTTATTCTCAGGGAAAGGAGGCAGGGACATGATGGCTATGTTATGGGCACAACAGATCATGCTAGGTAAAAAGAAATATGCAGACGTACCTAGACTATTGAAAGACAAAGTTAAAGAATTGTTGATCGATAGTGGCTGTGAAGATTTAGTGACTGAATAAGTCAGGAGCCTACGCTGTTAGGCTCTTTTTTCTTGTGAAGAGGAGGAAAGAAACATGAAATATTTAAAATCTGCGGACTGGTGGAATGCTGCATTAACACGTTGCTTGAAGACTATGTGCCAAACATTGATTGCTATGATTGGTACTTCTCAGTTATTGGAACAGGTAGATATCAAAGTGGCTGTGTCTAGTACAATCTTAGCCGGCATCTTATCTATTCTTACATCCTTAGCTGGATTACCAGAAGTAGACTCACCTTATACTGAAGATGAAGAAACGAAAGAAAACTAGTGAGGGCGCTGGTAATGAACTTTGTGATTACTAGTGAACAGATTGTCTGGTGTCTTACTTTTATTGGTCTTGTCTGGGCCACTGTTAAGATTATTAAGGAGTTAAAAAAGCCGAGCGATGATCTTAAAGAAACAGTGAAGAGACATACAGAATTATTGCATCGCGATAACGAACGATTGAATTCGCTTGAGAAGATAACACTGAATCAGGAAGGTATCAATCGCAAATTAGAAGAGCATACTCGCATTCTATCAGATCATGATGGTCGGTTGGAAGAGGACAAGAAGCGAGGCGATCTGATGTTAAAGGCGAACATGGCCATTCTTGATGGAATGTTATCGGAAGACGATAAAGAAAGCCTAAAGGCTACACGAAAAGAAATCCAGGACTTTTTAGTCGAGAAGAATTAGGAGGACAGAAACATGGAAGAAAATGAAATCAAATTTGAAGATTTGCCAAAAGAAACTCAGGAAGAACTTTCCAACGGCTTAGAAGAAGGAGTTGATCTAGTATGTCCTATTCAAGCTTAGCTACTTATTGCAATCGAACTACGCAGCACTATACCGGCCGCTTCGGTAATAAAATCTGTAAAATCACACCGCATTACATGGCTGCAGCCTGGAGTGGAAGACAATGCGCAGACTACTTTGCCAGAAATCAACGTCAGGCTTCTTCAAACTACTGTATCGGAATCAACGGAGACATTGCATGTTCCGTAGATGAAGAGAATGCAGCATGGACAAGTTCATCATGGTGGAATGATTCTCAGGCCGTCACAATCGAATGTGGAAACATCGACAACGCGACTGGAGAAATGACTCAGGCTACTTGGAATGCCTTGGTAAATTTATGCGTAGACATCTGTAAACGCCATGGCTTCCGATTGAATTACACAGGTACAAGCGCTGGATCACTTACAATGCATAAGATGTATGCAGCAACGGCTTGCCCTGGCGCATGGCTTGAATCTCGTATGTCTCAACTTGCTAAAGAAGTCAACGCTAAACTGGATGGATCTAATGCAAGTGTGGCCACTCCAACAGCTACACCGAAACCAACTTGCAAATATGGAGTTGGTACCAAGGTATGCACAAATACTCTTTGGACGCAGTCACAAGGTGGTAAAAAGTATACAGGCGACTGGAATGGAACCATCACAAGAGTTATTGCAGGAGCCGAGCATCCTTATTTGTTGAATAAAGGAACAGGCTGGACAAATGATGCTGGTATCGATTCAGATCCACATGTTCCGGGAGGGACCGCAAGCACTCCAACAGTGTTGAACAGTATCCCTTCTGACTTTGTAAAGGAAAACGCTACTTTCTATCCAAACTGCAATCTTAAGATTCGTAAGGCACCTACTGAGAAGGGTGTGGACACAGGCTTGATCTATGCGCCTAGTATGTCTGTGCACTACGACGGATATGTAAGACGTGAAGGATTCGTATGGATCTCATGGACCTCAGCTTCATCAGGTGAGCGTCGCTGGATGAAAGCCGGCAAGCTAAATGACAAAGGTATCAATACATCTCCTTATGGAAGATTCTTATAAAAACAGTCATAAAGGAGTCAAAATTGTACAAAATGTTCAAAAATTACAATTAGATAAAAAAAAGTGTCAAAATATGAATATGACACAATAAATACATTCAACTATTTTTTCGTATATTTAGCCTATGATTTAGTTCATAGGCTCTTTTTTTTTGTTCAGGTAAAGATTAAAATGGACCTATGCCTTTTACATAGATCCATTGCTTTATGCTACAATGTTTTTGGACACGTAAGTAAGCCTGTAATGTGTACCAAATACATCGGGACGAATGGCGCTATGGACATCTTGCACATCGAATAGCGTTAGTGGATTTAGGCCATGTTGGA